CTCACTCAATTCTACATCAAATTTTTTACACGCAAGTCTCATTGTTCCAGAATATTCTTTTTCTGTGGGCCCTTTGACATTACGTTCAATTGTGCGTTTTGCTTTAAGACATTCACTTAAACCATCTCTAACTGTGTATTCTTTAAGTTCCATTGGACTACCAAAGAACATCAGTAATACGATTGCTCCCTCTATTACCATTTACTTTTCTCTCTCTAATGATTGTTTCCGTTCTTAATTCCTCTTGTTTCATGCACCATATCCATCATATCATCTTTAACTTTTTCTAATGCTTCTTCAAGTCCATTAATACGTTTTTCATAAAATTCTAGTGTTAATTTTTGTTGTTGGTCAAATGGTGCCTGACCACTTTCAATTTCACTAGTTAGTTTTTCAAGTTCACCAGCGAGGTGTTCAATTAACATAAATTGTTCACTATCTGCTGGAAGTGAACCCATTTCACCTCTTGGCCATTTAATACGAAATTCCGTATTCATAGTAACATCATTACTCATCATTGTCTGTTGAGTTTCTATTTGATTTAGTCGCTCAACAATACCAAAGTAAGCCCATGTTGCTATAGAGGCACCAGCAATCATAGAAAGTATATTTCTTAATGGTAATGCTACTTCAGTATTATCACTTATCTTAGCCATATTATATTCTCCTAATACTATTTATATTCATTCAATCTTTTGACATAAACAATAATATGACACAAAAAGGAGAACAGAAAATTGACTTTCTGCCCTCCCTCTTCTCTTTAGTATTTAGTAGTCTTTTAAGACGGAATTACTCGTTTGCTAACTTCTGGAAGTAAGACATTGTATCATCTTCTTCCCCTTCATCAACAATAATTGGCTCTACTGGTTTAGTATCAACCACTGGAGCAGCTGTAGGCTCTGGGTCTTTAGTAATACTTTCCATGACATTACCAACTTTAGTAGTTCCAGAAAGAACAACATCAAGACGAGCTTTTAGTTCTTCATAAGACTTAAAGTTAGTTGGAGCACTAAACTCACTTAGAGCATATGCTTTTTTCCAAACATCTTCAATCTGTCCATCATTATCAAACATTGCAGATGGTGCTTCAAACTCTGATTTGTCATAGTTCCAATAACCATCAACTTTACGAATCTTCAATTTAAAGTTAGCACCTTCCCAAAAATCAAATGGGTTAACAGGTGTTTCATCTTCAAATTCTGGTTGCATTGCTGCCATCAGTTTATCAAAGATTTTTTTGCCATATCTAAATAAGAAAACTTTACCCTCATTTTGTGGGTTCTTCGAGTCACTTACTACATAGATATTAGAAAAATATTGTAGTTTTCTTTTTTGTTTACGAGCAATTTCTTTGTCTGATTCAAGACCAGTGTTCCAATAAGTAGAGTTTAGTTCTGACACAGGATCAGCTTTACCAATTGTAGTCAAAGAGTTTTCAATATACCACTGACCAGTTGGCCCTTGGAATGCATGATTGAAAACTTTTGCCCAAGGCATATCTTCACCTTCCACTGCAGGAAGAAAACGAATTACGGCATAACCATTACCAGACTTATCAAGCTCTGGTTTCCACAATCTTTCGTCTTTGTATGATTTTTTCTCTTGAGGTGCATTCTCTTGTTGAACTGCACCAAGAAGTTTATCAAGCGAGTTAGTTCTTTTTAACGTATCTAATGACATTTATTGTCTCCTTATGTTAACGTATGTTTTGTTTTAGTTCTTCGTATGTTAATGTGGCCTTGAAAGTTTCAAAATCTGTTCCAACCTTGTAAAATTTTACATCAGGAAAATCCCTTTGTACCATCTTAAACTGGTTATCCCAGATTATCGTATTAAAGCCGCGACTGTTTGCGGGACGATAATTATCACTACCCTTATATACATTATTTATAGGTTTATTGTAGTCACTTCCATCAAACCCTAACATATATATTTCTTTTGCACCCTCTTTACAAGCAAGATATAGTGCAGTGTTTCCAGCTGACCATCCTTTGGGATAATCAATATTATTTACTTTATCGTTTCCTTGTTCTTCTACCCAAGTTACATACAATCCAACATCTTTTCCAGCTTTTCTTTTAAAGTCATCCACATCTACATTTGGATTATGTTGTAACATTTCTTTTAAATTATTTTCGACAGTCTCCCATGTTTTTCCTTGTACTACACAAGAGGTTCTATCTTGTTTTGGTGAGAAATACACCCAATCTTTCCAATGGTCTAATATCGTATCTGTATCAAATTCTGGTGGTAATACTTCCCAATCAGCAAACCAACATTTATATTTCATTGGATAGTCTGATTTATATACCTCTTGTTGCATAGGATAATCTATTACAACCAAATTGTCAACAACTAAATCGCGATAGATTGCATTACATCCCCATGAGACATAATTACCACTTGGTAATTCTTTTGGTCTTGATTCACCATTTCCAAAAACTAAATGTACTGTCATTCTGATCTTAATGCCTTCCAAGATACAGGAAAATTTTCTTTGGACAATGAATCAATCATATTTGCAATTTGTTGTGTTTCTAATTGTGTATCTGATTTACATCGTAAGTTACATACACGGGCAAATGCTATCAACGTACCACTCCAATACCACTCAGTATATAAATTCTGTGGTAAAATCATTCTAGCTAATTCTGGAGCAATGTTAGCCTTTAACATATTATTATATGTCTGTTTTAAAAACTCCATCGTAGAACCTAGTTCATATTTTATAGTTTCATCAGATGATCCTTGTTTTTTATCTTCAGCCTTTAATCTCCACTTTTTAGGAACATAAAATTCTGGTTCGTCATCAACATATCTGCGACTAACCTCATTCCATACTAAACCAACTTGATGTTTTACTAATTGTCTAGCAACAAAAATTGGTGCCTTTATATGAAACTGTAAAGATGCATGACCAAATGGACTCCAATGATCGTGTTTGGCAAGATAATTAATTAATTTTTTATCTTTATCTTTTAAAGTCTGTTCGTATACAGTGGATGAATTTTCTTTTTCCACCCACTCTAGTTCAGATTTTTTTGCAAAAGAAACTCGGGCAGCATTTACCACAGATAAATCACTGCCCATACAATCAATGAGTTCTACGTTCATTAAACCTCTTCTGATTATTTTGGTTATTTTTTCGTACAGGACGATAACCTTTAGGCCACTCTGGTTGGCGTGATGCAAGTAGTTTGCATCGTTCTCTAAGCTCCTCATTTTGCTTAGTTAGTTCTGCACAATCGTATTCAAGTTTTTTAATACGATTTTTTAATTGAATGCCTTCTAAAGCATCAAATGCATTATTACCTTCAGACATTAGAAACTACTCCTTTTTCTAGTTTATAAATTCTATACTACACTATTTTTAATTCAATGTCAAGAACTAAATTGGCAATTGTGCTTGTTTTTCTAAATAATTTAGCTCTCTTGCATTTGCCTCAATCTTTTCTTTAAGACCTTTAGTTATGAGTCGACCTACTGTATCTGGTTCTATTTCATTTTTTTGACAATAATCTAATACTGCATCCATGTGAGAAATACGTTTCTCTTTAGCAATATTTTCTATTTCTAGTGAGAATTTTTTTGGTGTTTGTACTAGAGCTTCTACTACAACTGTTGGTTCTTGCATACTATAAATCCTGTCTTTTAATTGCAAAAGATATACTATATCTTTTTGAGTTGTCTATTGTTGGTGTTACATAGTGTTCCATATATGCAGGAAAAAGAACAAGCAATGATTGTCTTGGAACTACACTAAAATTATGAGAGTAATATTGTCTAGCTCGTAGCGGAACTCTTACTACTCTTTTAGAAACACCAGATGGGTCTTTTAAAATTAATGAGCCTGGTGTTTCATTAACTTGATATTGAAAATGTTTATTTATATCAAAAATATCTAAATTTTCAATTTCTTCTAATCCTTTTGGATAATATACTCCTGTCCAAACAGTCTGGCCACTACCATGTATGTGTGGAGATGAAAAACCACCAGCAGCAAATATAACATTTGCCCAAAAATTATTTAAGACATATCTTTTGTAATCTTCTGGATGTATTCCACTATTGTGTATTATAGGCATTGAAGCTTTGTAAATTAGTTTATTAAGTTCTTTAAAACTTTCATATTTAAGTTCTAAACCATTTTCTGATTGCCAACCACATTGATTTTTTGAAAAAGTTTTAAATTTACCCTTACTTCTATTCTTTTCTTTTTCTATGTCCTCTATTAACTTTTTGTTTAATTCGCGAGTAGATTCACCAAAATTATTATAACCAAACGGACATGCAAACAATGGTAAAAACTTAGATTCTTGTTTAGTTACTAAATTAGCTTGGTACTTTTTGGGTGGTTCTGACATTCAAATTCTTTCATTTTTAAAAATGTGGAGCTAACCGTGGCTCCACGCGCACTTATTAAGTAGTGACCCTTCGTGATACCTTCTGCGTAATTGCAAGGTTGTACCACTTCACCT